TGATATAATTGCTTGTAGCGCTGCAATAGGTTTCAAGCACCGCAAGTAGATTTTGAGCGTAGGATGCATCGACTCTGAATGTGATTGCAAAGGTCTTTTTCCATTCAAGAATATCTTTGCTCTTTGAACGAGTACCAGCACCAGTTTGAATAACTGCAGATATCATCCGGATTGTATCTTCCTTGCTTTGATATCTTAGATCGTTCGCAAGTTTCAACTCATAAGCAGCCGTGGATGTATTCGTAGCATGGGCCGTTAGCACCGACTGGATATCTTGCGCCACGACAGATTTTAATAATTGCTCGATTGTATATTTTGCCATAAGTCCTCCTATGCGACTGCGAGGTCGTCAAACTGCACTTGCAGGCTCGCCGCCGATTCTGTCATGAGTCGGTTGTAATCTTCCATGGTCATTGATCCTGATAAGATAGCGATCAACGTTCCTCTTGCTTCTTCGATTGCCATTTGTATCCAGCCTTGATGAGGGTTTAATCTTCCATTCCACCTTTTAGATATCCAAGGCTCGTTCGTATATATCGCATAAGGTGCAGGCTCGCCGCCGATTACGATGATTGGATAACCATTCGTTGCGTCATAGGCTTTCCTGATCCCAAGCAAAGCCAATGTTCCAGATTTCTTCGGAGCTCTTGTTTGAAAGAATATAACTAGATAGTCTGCAGCTTGATCGAGTCGTGCAAAGTATGAGTCCATGGCTGCACCCTCTCTCTTATTTCAAAGCGATGAAATATCTTCTGTTCGGCTCGTCATAGTTGGCATACGAGATTTCACGAAGCGCGTTCTTATAAAGAACTGCACCACCGTCTTTCTCGATACCTTCAAGTTTGGATATGTTTGTTGACACGAATATAACCGAGTACGATACGCCTTCTAGCCCGTTACGGAACTCTCTTGACGTTTGGCCGAATGAAGATATAGCCGCCCAGAACTCTGTGCCTGTGGCCGAATATCTGCGTTGTTCGCCATCGGCTGTGTCGACGTAAGGAAACCATTTCAATGTGAGCGGTTGCCCTGCTCTGATCTCTCCAAACCCCATGATATTACCTCGTCCGTTGGATGATTCTTGATAGCAATAACTTTTTAGCAGTTGGGCATATTACTATCTTGTTGATTTGATCGATTGGAATAAGCGTATTGTTAACCGCGTTATATCCGGACATATATCTTGCATCGCCAGCGCTTGGTGATAGGATCCATTTCGCTTGCTCCATGGCCGCACGGTTGATGATTGCGTTTTGTGTTTCGCTGATATCTTCGAAGTCTATATGCCCGAAGTCGTTTTGAATGATGTAGTCTTTGATTTGCTCGCAGACGTCATTGATGAAACGAGCGACCTTTGTTGCTTCATCATCAAGACCTTCGACTCTATTATCGAGCAATAGACCTGTTGCGGTTTTGAATTCTTCAGATGTGAATGGAGTGTAGTTCATATTGGTACCCCTTTATATTTGGCTTGTGTGGCGGGTTTTGTTGGAGTCGAACCAACGAACCGTTAAACCCATGAAAAAGCCACAGCAAGGCTGCCATGGCTTTATTGATAGTTATTCTGCGGTTACTTCTAGTGTAACTGTGTCGGTGATTGGAGTCTCGAAAGATGTCCAAACTTCGCCAACAAGGTACTTGAACTCGGCTGTGATTACAACCGATGCTACCGTTGCGACACCGGTAACAAGACCGGGTTCTGATACTGTTGCTTTTGCTTCATTAGCTGAAGAGTACACTACTTTGTAATACGTAGGATCGTAGTCAGCTGGAATGACAGCAGCAGTCAATTGTAACGTGGCACCTGCCGCCACTGACGTAGCCTCACCCGCAGCGGTGAGCGTCAATGTTATGACGGATGCGTCACCCCTTCAGGCCTTTTTATGCAAGTAGATCCCGTTGACTTTATTGTCGTAGACTACATGGATACCATATGTGCGGTTTGCAACACGGTACGAATCGTAGTCTGTGTCCGGTAGAGCAACTGGCGTGACTGTTCTCTTTACGCCTTGGAGAATGGCGGAAGGATGAATGATTAGGAAGTTAATGTCTTTACCGGTTGAACCATCTTTGATGTATCCGCCAGCGGTTTGACCTCCTGTAGTACCATCATATTTCGTGATAGCTGTATAGAAGCGACCTTGCGGAACTGGAATGACTCTCGCAAATGAAGCCAAAGTTTCACGAGATTTTGTGGTATCGAGTGCTTGAACAGCACGGAGCAACGATGCTTCAGCATAAAGGATTCTTCCTTCTGTTGGTACTTCGTTTGTGTCCATGGTTCCCATAGCCACATTTAATGCGGTTAGGAAATCCGAAGCAGTTGATAATGTTGCTCCAGCTACAGTTAAGATGCTTGATGTGCTTGCAAAGGTTGCAAAGCGGTCTGCGTCGATTTCTGGTGCGAGTTTCGTTCTAACATATTCTGCAAGAACGTCCATGTACAACCCACCGAGTTCTTCTTCATCGAGAGCATCGATTGAGAATTTACGAGCACGGTCGTAGTTTGGAGTTTTTGTTTCGTAAGCAGCCGTAGCGTCTCCGCCAACGTATGCTCCACCTCTTGCGATGTCGGCTGGGCCATCTACAGAGATTTTTTTGACCTTGATTTCCTTGCCGACCATTTTGATGTCGCCATTGTCGAGAATGGATGTCAACGAGGCTACTTTGTAAATTAAGTCAGCGGCTTCTTGGTACTGAACAGGTAATGTAATAGAGTTTGGCATTTTTATGCCTCCTTATAATTTTTATTTGTCTAACTTTTCAATAGCGGCTGCGGATACATACTTGGAGGCGATTGATTTCGCATCATTGTTTGTTCCCCCACCATTATTGTTATCGAGAGGATTTGATTTGATTTCATTTCCAAACCGGTCTTTTTTTACTGTCGTTTGGACATCTTCGAAAAGATAACCGTCTGACTTCTTAAGCGGTTCGATGAGTGATTCGAAGCCTTCGAGTTTATCGTCCTTGATATTCAATTTTGCAATTGCTTCTTGGTCGAGTAAAGCTTTTACGGCTTTGATATTCTTGGGCTTCAACGCGTTCAACGAATTCGTCAAGGCGAACTCTCTTTGTTGAGCGACCAGTTGAGCCTGATATTTAGTTGTAGCTTCAGTATTTTGGGCTTGAAGGTCTGCGATTTGCTTCGTGAGCGCTTCGTTTCCGGCTGCGAACGGTTTCAAAGCTTCAATATCCTTCATTGCCTTTTCATGCTGGGCTTTGTAATCCTTTGATGCGGTGCTGACTTCATCAAAGCGATGTTTCGGAATGTAATCTTCCGTTGGCACGATTGAGACCTTTTGGTCTTTGATTGCCGCTTCTATAGCTTTGACTTGTTCGTCATTAAATATTGCTTTGAGTGATTCATGTAACGATAATGGCATGATAATATCTTCCTTTCATTTTTTAGCGAGGTAAGACCTCTCTTGGATGATGGAGGCTTTCGGTTCCCACCGTAGTTTAATACTGTGCTACTTCTTCATTCGTTACTCTAGTTCGCCATTCGTAATATGGCCTTTGATTCTTGAATGAGAATGATTTGTAGTTCTCGGTTAACAGCTGAGCAGATCTCTCAAGACGCTTGGCGGATTCAATATCACCATATTGTCTATACAGTTCTGCTTCAGTCTTTCGATTGCGGATTTCTCTCTCGTACTGTCGTTGGCGATTGTTGATAGCGTTCTCTCGCTGGATAGTCTTTTGATCATACTCTTTAGGAGATCCACTTCCTGGTTGATACTCTATCAATCTGTGCCTGCAGTTGTACCCATTGATGATTCCATTGCCATCGCCCTTGGGGCCTAGCAGCGCTTCATCAAGTGGCTCATACGGTTTGCCATTTACGGATCCGGACGTACCATCAAGCGAGTATAATCTACCCTGATATGGTGCGCACCTTCCGGATGCATCCGCATGGCTCGAAGTCCACACTAGTTTTACATTTTCATCTTTGAGCTTTTTAACGTCAGCAAGGTTCGCCTCATAGCGTACTTGCATCTCTGCAAAGTTACGCATATTGATCGTGTATGCTTTGCCGTTCTTATCAATTCGAGATAGGTTAGCAGGGTTGCTCGCAAGCCGCTGAATTTCGCCTTTGACGCGTTTGTCATAATCTGCGATTAGTTGGCTGCCTAGCTTATCCTGCGTTAACAGTGGGCGGAATCTTTCGACCACAGCCCTAGACTCTGACGCTTGCCCACTCGCTAGGCTTACCATATCTATCGAGTAAGTTTTGTTATCGACTCGGATCGCTTGCTTGATAGTTTCAAGGTTAATGACCTTTTGATTAGTCATGTATAGATAGTGCCACTTCTGTGCATTTTGGGCTAAGGCTTGGGCGATAGTTGGTTTCATCTTCTCCGCAACCGATGATGTTGTTTGCCGGATGACATTCGCTATTTCTTTCTCAAGTTGATCCTTTGTCCAGTTCTCATAATAAGACTTAACGATCAAAGCCTTAATACGATTCTGCGCATCGGTGACTGTTAGAACCTCGGCTGCGGCAATATTCTCTTTAGGTGATACGACCGTCCTTGGTTCTGCCATGGTATCTTACTCCTTAAAAATCTCTTTAAGCGTATCGGTGTCCGTTTTCTCATAAGTATAATGACCTTCGGTACCGGCTCTGATGAAGTAAAACTCCTCATCGTTAAGATAAACGTTGTTTCCAATCTTGACGGATTTTGGCGCGTAATAAAGCCACTCCGTTTCGTTAAGCTGATATGATCTTGTAACCCATACTTTATCCCCGCCTAAAATGCAAGCCCAGTCAAAGCAAGGTTCCATTTCAAATGGTGCTTCTATTGCGTTCATTTGCTCCCATGGTTCAGGGGATGCGCGGCATCCTATGATCGCAAACATAAGTAGAGCCATAAAGACAATTAAGATTCGTTTCACTTGTTACCTCCTTCTGCCGGCTGTGTGTCCGGCTTCAATAAATTATTCATTGATAATGCTTCGGGTGAATCGATAGCCATGTTGTCCTCAAGTTTGATAAGGTTAGCAATTTGTTCTTGTTCCGTTTTTGTTTTCTCTGGGTAGACTTTCTCAATGGCTGTCAGTGTATCAACAAGTCTCATTGATTTAGCTTTGCCCCATGTGTCAATTCTTTCCGATACGTTTGCTTTAACGTAGTCAGGGAAGTTCACTTTGACATTGCAATTCGTGAAGTCGATGTCCATGGCATCAATACCAGGTTGTTTTAAATCCGGATAAGCTTCACGGAGCCACGAGTT